GTACCAAATTTTCCTGTAATCCAAGGGGTGACTGCAGCCAATGGGGCCTCAACTTATTATGCTCATGAGGTAGGCAATAACGAAGTTGATTCTTCAGGAGCAAAAACAGCAATACCTGCATTTATACAATCAGGTGATTTTGACTTGTCACAAGGTGGTGATGGACAATTTTTTATGAGTATTAGAAGATTTATACCAGATTTTAAATTACTTACTGGTAATGCTCAGATAACTATAAATTTAAGAAAGTTCCCGGCTGACACTGCAACATCCTCGCCTCTCGGACCTTTTACAATATCAAGTTCTACAGAAAAAGTTGACACCAGAGCAAGATCAAGATTTGCTAGTATTAAAGTTGCAAATACCTCAACTGATCAAAGTTGGAGATATGGAACTTTTAGGGCAGATGTACAACCAGATGGAATGAGATAATGGCAAGAGTTGATATTGTAATACCTGAACCTACACCTACTTATACACAAGATAATCAAAGACAAGTTGCTCAATCTTTACAAACTTTAAAAGATAAGTTAAACACTTCTTATCAACAAGAATTAAAAAATGAACAAGACGCATTTAACTATTTTTTATCATGACAATTAGATATAAAAATCAAGGTTTTAAACAAGCAAGCACAGGAAAGACTACTGTATTTACCTGCCCCTCAAATGCAACAGTAATTATTAAAAGCGTTTATTGTTCAAACAGCGATGCTTCATCAGCTATTTTAGTAAATATGAATTTTGTTGATTCTTCTGATTCTAATACAGAGTATGAATTTTTTAGAGATGATTTGGCTGCTAAGTCACAAACTAATGCTACACCTCAAGGATTAAATTTAGAAGCAGGTGATGCAATTACAGTTCAAGCAGCCACAGGAGGCAACGTAATTCAAGGTGTAATAAGTTATGCACAAATAGACAGATCTCAGGAAAATGGTTAATGATTGTTATACCAAATTTTTTAAGTAAAAATACATGTGATTACTTAATATCTTTTTTTGAAAACAACAAATCTAAAACTAAAGTATTTAAAAAAAGACTTATAATTGATTTACAAAATCCAGAAATAAATGATCAAAAGATTACAGATATTGTAAATCTTTATAAAAAAATTCATCCTACAAAAAAATTAAAAAATATTGAATTAATTAGTTGGGATTTAGGAGAGTCTCATCCTTGGCATGATGACACCATCTATTATAATCAAACAACAATCACATATCTTAATGCTGACTATGGTGGGGGCAGAACTCAAATAAGAGAATATTGGGTTGAACCTGAAATAGGTAAAATGGTTTCATTTGATGCAGCTTTAAAACATCAAGTGACAGAACTTTTAAACGGCAAAAGATTTGTTATATTAGCGTGGTTTATAAATGGCTAAAAGAAAATTTAAAGATTTTGTACCAAGACCTAAACCTAGAAAAAGACCAAGAAGGCATAAAAAAAGACTTTCAAAATCCGAAAAAAGATCGTATAAGAAATATAATCGACAAGGGAGATAATATGAGTGATATACCAGAAATACCAGCAGAAGCTAAAGAAATTATAAAACACAAAAGAACAGGAAAAATTTATGCATCAAAAGAAGAATTTGATGCTGATGTTGCGGACCCTCAAACAGATACAACCCATGATGATTTTAGACAGGACTTAGAAATTAAAGTCACTAAAATACCTTTGGGTATTGAAACTAAAAAATAATGCAACCAAGAGGTGCTACTGAGCTACAGATGGAAATGCTTCAAAAGCATGTTTCAAAAGATGTCTTAGATAAAGTTCAAATATGTACTTCTATACCAGGTAAAGTTCCAATTGATCCTAATAAATTAAATATATTGTGGCAAAAAAATTCTTGGGATCAACCTAATTTACAAGAGTTTTTTAGAAATAAAAAGAGACATAATGAGTATGATTGGTATGTTTTTAACAGTCATTGGAATTATGAAAAATTTAGATATTTTTTTGATATACCTACAGATAAATCAGTTGTGATTAAAAATGGAATAGATTTCTTTCCACAAAGAAAGGTCTATCAAAAAGGTGAACCAATTAAGTTAATTCATCATTGTACTCCATGGCGTGGTTTAAATGTTTTACTAAGAGCTATGCAAGAGATAACTGATATGAATGTTACACTTGATGTCTATTCATCTACACAAGTTTATGGAGATCAGTTTAAAAATCAAAATGATAAACAATTCGAACCATTATATGAACAAGCAAAAAATTTATCTAATGTAAATTATATTGGTTATAAGCCAAATGAATTCATTAAAGAATCAATGCCTAAATATGATATGTTTGTATATCCTAGTATCTTTGAAGAGACATGTTGTGTATCAGCTTTGGAGGCTTTAGCTTGTGGTATGCATGTTATTACAAACAACTTTGGTGCTTTGTATGAGACATGTGCAGAGTGGCCTGTATATGTAAACTATACAAAAAATTATGAAACAATGGCTATAGATACAGCTAATGCAATAAGAGTTGCATCAAGTTATTTACATGAAGAATTTATACAACAACATTTAAATGAACAACAAAAATTTTACAAAAGATTTTATAATTGGGAGAAGAAAGGTAGAGAATGGGAAAGTTTTCTAAAAGGTGCTTTAAATGAAAAATACCTACGTTAACAACGATACCTATCAAACACTTACAGATTTAAAAGTAGGACCTGAACCATTTGAAAAATCTATTACACCTTTATGGAAAGGTAGTCCACAAGATAAATTAAAATTAAAATTAGAAAAAGCTCCTTACTCTATTTTTGTAGCAACACCAGTTCACAGTGAGTGTTCAATTCATTACACTCAAGCATTATTAGAGTTTCAAAAACTTTGCTTTGAAAGAAATATAAGCACTACATTTCAACTAATGAAATCATCATTAGTAACTCAAGGAAGAAATTTATGTGTCTCAGGTTTTTTAGAATCTAATTATACACATATGCTTTTTATAGATTCTGATATTTATTTTCATGCTAAATCAATATTAAAAATGGTTGCTCAAAACAAAGATGTTATATCAATACCTTATCCTTTAAAGACACTTAGGTGGGATAAAGCATTTAAAAAAATGCAAAAAGGTAAAATAAAAACAGCTGATGATATTAGAAAAGCATTACATACTTATCCAATGAAAGTCGATAATGCTGATGACATTAAAGTGATAGATGGTGTAATAGAAGTTACCCATAGTCCTACAGGATGTATGCTTATTAAAAGAGATGTATTTAAAAAAATGATAAAACATTATCCTGAAAAACAAATAATACAAAAAACTGTTATAAATGGGGAATATGTTGAGAAACCAAATATGTGGAATTTCTTTGATACCACACACGATCCAGAAACAAAAACTTATTTAGGAGAAGATTTTTCTTTTTGTAAGCTATGGAAAGATATAGGTGGTAAATGTCATGCTTATATTATGGACCCAATAATACATGTTGGAGAACACTCTTATGAGGGTGTTTTTAAAGACGATCTTACAATACCCAAAGAGTTGATACCGACTAAGTAAAATGTTAATATATGCTATTATTAGGAAATTAGTATATGGACCCATTTACAATAGCTTTAGCCACATTTGGCGTACAAAAACTTAGAGGAAAATCTACAAAAAGAGCATTAAGAGATGCAGCAATTGTTGGGGGTGGTGCTTATGCACTTGGCCCTTCAGGTGCGGGAGTATTTCAAAATGTGGGAGGTGGGGCACCTTTTTCAACTTTAGGTTTTGGTCAATCAGCTGCTGCAGCACCTCAAGGAAATTTAGGAGCAAGTTTTTTAAACAAAGCAAACATGCCAGCAGGAACTCCTATTGGCACAGATAAATTTGGTAAGACTATTTTTTCAAGAGGTGGGGAATTATCTGGTTTAAATGTTGTGCCAAAAACTGCAGAGAAAAAAGGTTTAAGTGCTTTATTACAAAAAGCAAAAGATAAACCTGTAGAAAGTCTTTTAGTGGCATCTGCATTAACTCCGTTATTAGCAGGTGAAGAAGAAATGCCAGAACCAGTATTTAGTGAAGAAGATTACAAACAAGCGTATAAAGAACAATCAGAAAAATTACAGGGAGCTTTTGAACCAGTCTCAAACGCTTTTCCAGCTAGGTCTGAAGTGTTTGGTTCAAATATGTTTTATGCAAATCAAGGTGGACTTGCAACCGCAATACCAAAATATAATCAAGGTGGAATAAATTATTTACCGTCTAAAATTGATCATAATGAAAATGATGTAAATAATTATGTAAGAGCTACAGGTTATGTAGAAGATGGTGCAGGTGCAGGAAATAAAGATGAAGATACAATGTTAGCTCAATTAGCTGATGGTGAGTTTGTATCTAGAGCAGATGCAGTATTAGGTGCAGGGATTTTATCAGGGGCTGATCCAAAAAGTTTTAAAGGTATGAGAAAAGCTGGTGCAGACTTTTTTTATGACCAACAAAAAAAATTTAAAAGAATTTACGATTTAGTCAATGATACCAAAAAAAATTAAATTAGAAAAACATGTTGATGTTTTAGAAATAACTCCATCTATAATGGATGATTATTGGTTGTTGGTAGAATTTATGTTAAGGGAGGGTCTTAAATATGATGGCAATCCTATGAGTATAGAACATTTAAAACTTTTAATTAGAGAAGGTCAATTACAATTATTTATGATGTTTGGTTCAGATGATGGTGAGACTATGAAAGTTTTTGGAACATGTGTTACAAGAATTACAGCATTACCTAATTATAATCAATGTGAAGTAATTTTGTTAAAAGGAGAGAAGAGAGAATTGTGGCAAGACACACTTGCTGATACAATAGAAAGACTTGCAAAATCTGCAGACTGTAAAAGAATAGCAGTACATGCAAGACCAGGTTGGCAATCTTTTTTAAAAACAAAAGGTTGGGCAGTTAAAAGGTATTTATATACAAAGGAGATTAAATGAGTTTTATATTTGGCGGTGGAAGTAGTGCTCCAGCATCAGGTTCAGGTTCACAGGTAGTTACTCAAAGAGAGGCTCCTGGAGTTGAGGCACGTAAACTTTCTTTATATGATCAGGCAGCTAAATTAGCAGCACAACCCGTATCATTACCAGCAATACAGGTTGCTCCTATATCAGGTATAGAACAAGCAGCAATAACACAAGCAGGCCAAACAGGTGTAGGTGCTGGAACTGTAGGGCAAGGTATAACTGCATTACAAGGTGCACAAGCAGCTCCAAACATTCAACAATTTTTAAATCCATTTCAATCTTTTGTAACCGATGAAATTACAAGACAAGCACAAATAGCAACTAATAGATTAGGTGCACAAGCTGTTGGGTCAGGTGCGTTTGGTGGAGCAAGGCAAGGAATTGCTGAGGCTGAAATAGAAAGAGCTAGATTAGCAAACATTGGTCAAGCACAAGCACAAGGATTTCAAACTGCATTAGGTGCAGCTCAAACACAGAGACAACAACAATTGGCTGCAGGTGCTGCTTTAGGTCAATTAGGTGCACAACAACAAGCTATGTCTCTTGCAGATATTCAAGCACAATTACAAGCAGGTGCAGTTCAAAGAGGAATAGGTCAAGCTGGATTAGATGCTCAAAGACAAACGGCATTACAAAGATCTTTTGAGCCATTCCAAAGAATAGAATTTTTAAAAGGTATAATGACTAATTTACCAACAACAAGTAGTACACTAACACAAACCACGGCCCCCGGTGCTAACCCAGTTGGACAAGCGTTAGGAGCAGGTTTAGGTGCTTACTCAGCTTACAACTTAATGCAACCGAGGTAGTATGGATAAAGTATTAACAAGAAAATTATTTAGAGATAGATATTTTAAAACTTTAAAACCAGTTATAAAACATTTTAATACAGGTGGTATAAGTGCATTAAGTCCGAAAGAAAAAGCTATATATGCTGCAACATTGGCTGCTCCATTACTACAATCAAAAGGTCAAGGTTTAGCTCCTGTAGCATCTGCACTCGGAGAAGGTTTTGCAAAATTACCAGCAACTATTTTGTCTGTTGAAAAACAAAAGGGCAGTGGAAAAGGTGTAAGAACTTTGTCTGCAGAAGAAGTAAAAGCTTATAATTTGCCGACAGGTACTATAGCACAAATGTCTGCTGACGGAAAAATTAATATTGTTTCTAAACCATCAGCAGAACAAATAAAACAAATTCAAGGTGGTAAAAGAGTAAGAAGTATTTTGTCAAAAATTCAAGATGATTATTATAGACTCGGTAAACCAGTTGGCTTTGCTGACATTAATAGAATAAGAGCTACATTAGGTAGAGCAGGGGGAACATCATACTCAAAAGATTACGCATCTATGAAAGCAAAAATACAACAAGCAACTTCATTTATAACACAAGCAATTTCAGGTGCTGCTGTGTCTGAACAAGAAGCTAAAAGAATTACAAAATTAATACCACAACTTGGAGATACAGAGGCTACATTTGAAGGTAAGATGAAAGCGTTAGATGGTTATTTTGCTGATGCAATTAAAATTGCCGAAAACAATAATGCAGACTTTACGACTGCTATGGAGATAATGGAACAATCAGGAGCAGGTGCAGAAAATTACTTAGATTTAGCAGGAGAGGTATCTTTAGTTAAAGAAGGCGATGTAATTGATGTTACAAGAAATTAGGAAATTATATGTCAGAAATAATTGTAAATGGACAAAAGTTTAAAATTAAAGGAGATCAACCTACTCCTAAAGAACAATTAGCAATAGATACATTTTTATCTGGACAAAAACAAAAAAGAACTTTTGATTTTGATACAGAAAATGAATTGATGATTAGTCCAGAGGATGTTTTATTAGATGCTGAAAAAGGTAAGTATAACAAAGATACAGAAAGTTTTTTAAAAAGCCCAACTTTCATGAGAATAGTAACAGAGGTTGGATTATCAATCGCTGGAGGTGTGGCCGGTGCAGCCTTGGCCCCTGTGACTGGAGGTGGCTCTTTAGTTGCTGCAGGAGCTTTAGCAGCAAGAACTGCAAGACTTGTAAGACCCTTATTAAATATATCAGCTAACACAATGCAAAAAATAGGATACGCTACGGCAGGTGCTGGAATCGGGGGTGCAGCTGGTGCTGGTATAGCACAGACATTTGATCCTAGAGAAAGTATTGTAAAAGAAGTTGCAAGAGGTGCAGCACAAGGTGCTTTTGGTGAAGTCTTAGGTTTTGGTTTAGCAGGAGGACTTTCAAAAGCTTATAACAAAATTACAAAAGGAACTATTGATACTATTGCAGGTGCTGAGAGAGCTACTCACATGTTAGCAAGAGATAAAGAATTTTTTAAAGTTTTAAAAGAAATAGATGAAGGTAAATCAATTACTAAGGATCAATTAGATATTTTATCAAAACCAAAATTAGATAAAAAAAATAGAATCGAAAGAGAAGGCTTAACAGAAGAACAATTAGGCATTTTAAAAGATCCTGATAGAGCTCGACAATCTATAGATAAATTTAAAACTAGATCATCATCATTTTTCAAAGATATTGAAAAAGCAAACATTACTCCAGGTTTTATAAGTGAAAACAATGTCATAAATTTTATGTCCTCTGCTGCTAGAAGTGCAATCATAGGTTCTGGTAAATTAAGAACAGCTGAGCAAAGTGGAAAAATGGCAACTTTAAATGGTATAGATGCATTTGTAGATCAAACACTCCAAGGATTTAAAACTTTAGATGGAATTGCATTTGATGATACAGGTTATGCAGTAGGAAAGTTAGTAAGAGATTCTATAACAAAAAATAGTGAACTTTTTGAAGTTACTTC